ACATTGATGTTGTTGGACTAGGGGGAATAGTATAACCTGTATTGCCTGCAACGCTAGTAGTAATGCCATTAGGTGTAGTAATGACAACTTGATTAGGATACAGAGTAGCAGTCTGTGTTGTGTAGCCCATAGGATTAACAAACTGCGCTGTATTGCCATTGATTTGGACTGTGCCTTGGCTATAACCACGACTGTCTGTTAGTTGAATAGTTTGCGCTTTAGCTGGTATGCCATATGCAAACATTGCACCTAATACCGCGCCCAATAAACAAGCTCCTAAAAAGTCTTTCATATTGTGTACCCCTGTGTTTGTAGTATTAATTTTTCGTTTGGCGCTTTAATGATTTTTGCTGTAAACTCTGTGCCATAAGCAAGCGGCAAAGCGTTAGCCATCATGTTTTTAGCTTTTTCTTCAGTAAGATTAAAGCCATCTTCAACCCAAGTTTCTGCGACTTCAAACTCTACAACCCATTTAAATGTTTTCATTGAATTCCCCTTTAAGTTAAACAGCCCAGTCAGTTTCGCCTACTTTTTAAGTTATTTTCTTGACCTAGGTCAATTTTTTGAAAAATAATTTAATCTTCGTTTTGGTCGCCAAATGCGTTGCTTTTTGGCAACAGCTCTGGCCATATCAAATAAAAGTTTTTAGGAAATAAATCTTGGCGAGTTACAAGTCCATGGCTTTCTTTTTCTATTTGAGCTGCAAGAAAAAGTAATTGTCCATGTGGTATACCACGCTTGCGCCATGTAGAAACTGTTGCGTTGTCACAATTACACATTCTTGCTACTTTAGCTGTGCCACCCAGTAAATCCAGCATTGCGTTTTCTGTTAGTTTTAATGTCATTTGCAAAGTTTAACTTAATTGTTGTTTATTTGCAGAAAGTTATAAAAAAGTAGTTGCAAACGAAAATATGTGGTATAGTTACACATATAGCAATTTTGCTATTCATTTAAGGGGAATTTAAATGCACCAACAAGACGAAATGGCACAAGTAATGCAAGAAATGGAACAGCGCTTAGAAATAGCGTTAGACAATATGGAGTTTGGCACAGACTTAGCGCAAGACGACATTGATGTTATTCGTGCAGCTTGTGGCAAGCCTAAAAAGAATGTTGTTTTAAAAGAATTGTTTAATGACTTTGGCACAATTTTTGGGGGCGCAAAATGACTGATTACTCTCAAGACATTAGCAATTTAGCTAAAGCATTGTCTATAGTGCAAGGCAAATTAACTCATGCTAAAAAAGACTCTGCTAATCCTTTTTTCAAAAGCAAATATGCAGATTTAGAGTCTGTATGGGATGCGTGTCGCAGCCTGTTAGCAGAAAACGGTTTAGCTGTAATTCAATTTCCTGGCGACATTGAGTTTATTCAATTAGAAAAAGCCAATGGTGATATAACAATTATTACCAAAATGTCATTGACTACAGTATTAACACATGAGTCAGGCGAATTTATTAGTCAGCAAATGTCTGTGCCAGTTACTAAAGCTGATGCACAAGGTGCTGGCTCTGCGTTAACCTATATGCGTAGGTATGCTTTAGCAGCAGTAGTAGGAGTGGTGCAAGCGGATGATGACGGCAATGCTGCCAGTAATCCAACCATTAAACAAGCAGTAGTAAAGCCTAAAGAACTGTAAAGGGGATGACATGGCCTATGTACCAAAAGAAGGAAGCGGTAGCCTATTTAAAAATGACCGCAAAACGACAGACAATCATCCTGATTACACAGGCTCAATTATGGTTAATGGTCAAGAGCATTGGCTTTCGGGTTGGGTTAAAGAAGGCAAAAAAGGCAAGTTTTTTAGCATTTCTATTGGCAAAGTAAAAGAGCAGTCAAATTTTCGTGCTGCTGGCTCTGACGAATTGCCACGAAACACAATAGAAGATGACGCTGTGCCATTTTAGGAAATAGCCATGTTAAGTCATATTAAAGATGTTATTGGTGATAAATGTATTGTTTACAATGAAACTTATAATGTAGATGAAGAAAGACAACTAATAGCTTTTGAGCCTAATGACTTAGCTGCTATTATTAAAGAAGTAATACAAACTTGTGCTGACTGTTGCATTGACTCAGAAAGTCGTGCAGCAGTCTTAGAATTGTGTAACTAATTACACAATATGTTAATAAGGGGAAATTTATGTCAGAGCATTGGTATTGCGCCCAAACCGGGCAGCCACGCTATACAACCATTGGCAAAAATGGTAAAGAAAGAAGCACAACACTCAGGGATGCCAAAGCCAACCCTGGTTCACTTGTCCCAAGCGTTACAACAATTATCGGACAATTATCAAAAAGCGGCCTTGATACATGGAAGCAGACCCAGGCATTACTTGCAGCAGCAGACAATCCTAGAGGATTAGACGAGTCTGAAAAAGACTATGTAGCAAGAATTTTAGAGCTGTCAAAAGCCAAGTCTAGAGAAGCAGCAGACAGAGGCAGTCTTATACATGACTTTTTAGAGTCTTTTTATAGTCAGGAATATTTGCCTGAAATGCCTGACTATGTGCGCACAGTAGATGACGCTATTACAGCGCATTTTGGCGCCCAATTATGGATAGCAGAGCAAAGTCTAGTCAATCAAGAAGGCTATGGCGGCAAATGTGATTTATTTTGCAAAGCAAAGCATGACTTTAGTGGCGTAGTTATTGACTTTAAAACGACTGAAAAGACGCCTGGTGACATTAAGCCGTATGACGAGCATATTATGCAGCTCGCAGCCTATCGTGAAGTCCTGGCGCCCACCGCACGCTGTGCCAATGTATATATTAATGGCACAACAGGTGAAGTTGCAATATACGAGCATGATGAGCAAAGCATAAGAAATGGCTATGAAATGTTTTTACATTTACTTAGCGTTTACAAATTGAAAACTGGTTTAAACTAAACAACGGGGGCGAGGCGATTTCCCCTTTCGTCTACCATGCTTGTCCGTGCAAGCCGCCCCCACCTCATTTAAGGGTGTCAAGCCGCCAATGTAGGATGCAGTAATTGGGTAATTTTGCGGCTTTCTGACCCATTGTTAGCAACTGCCAAATACAGCCCTAATATTTTTTCTTACAAAATTTCCCGTTCGGGAAACTTTTTTTGTAACCTAAAGGTATATATTTTGTATATACATTGCTACCTATATGTATAAAAACCACAAAAAATGTGTATGAAATTTTAATAAATTATTTTTCATTTTCTTGACCTAGGTCAATTTTTTGACTGCAATTATGGGTTAAATTACATCCATGGCAGCAATTTTGCTGTTTAACAAGGGGAAACAAATGAAAACATATCTACTTAAAGAAGCAATCAAAGTTTTATCTGTAGGCGGCTTTCTTAAAGAGCCTGAAAATTATTTTTCTAAACACGCTTGTTTATTTGACAAATATGGCGCAATGATTGGCTATGTAACTTATAACTGTTACTTTGAAATTTGCGAAACATTAGGCTATTTTAATTGTGGCGGCTTGCTAAAAAATGGTCAAAATGACGCTAATTTAGAGGCATATCATTTCAAAACAATTACAGGTGATTTTTCTTTAATCAACAAATTAAAAGCAGTAGCTTAACTTTACGACAGGCTATAAGCATTATTCATGTCTATGGCTCGCAGAGATTTCAGACATAAGAAGTTTATAGCCTGTCACTTTTTAAGGGGAAACAAATGAAAAAAGCAACATATTTACTGTCAATGACTTTAGGCGACACAAGCCTAGACATCCATGGTGATGCTGACCAAATTGAAGAAATTTACATTGCTGGAACTGACCATGAAATTAGCGAGCTTATCCATGCCTTAGGTTGGGATAAATTCAAAGACCAATTCAATGAAGTGCTTTACTACTCAAAATAAAAGGGAATTAAATGTTATTAACTAAAGAGCAACAAAATCGCTTAAAAGCTGTGTCTAGCAATGTGTTTGGCGACAAGCGTGAAAACTTAACTGACGAGCAAGTTGAAACAACAACAACAAACATTAATAAAGTATTGTTTGAGCTGCACCAAGAGATTCCACAAGCGTTTACCACTCTTGCTCATAAAGATGCCAAAGGTAAGTATTACTTTACTAAAATGTTTAGCTGGTAATGCGTTACGACATTAATAAACTCTTTTTAGAGCCTGGGCCTTGCGAGGGCTGCAGGTTTGAAAAAGATTGCAAAAAAGAAAATATGGCTTGCAGAGCGTTTGCAACTTATGTATTAAAAGGCACATTTTTTGCAGACTCGCCTCGCATACCTTCTTATGCGTTATTTAACAAAATATTTAATGAGTCAGATGAAAAGCTGCTTAAAAATTATTTAAGGTCATTTAACGAGGGCGACAATGAATTATTCGACTAAAGAAATGTTTATTTTAAGAAACAATTTAGATTTTGAAATACAAAATTTGTCGCTTGAGTTGCAACGCAAAGAA